CAGAAGAACAACCTAAGTGGATACAAGATGCTTTATACGAAAATGATAGCGATGCTAGAGCAGCAGCCAGAGCTATAGATTTATATAAAGTAGACAAAGGAATAAAAACTAAAAAGTCTTCTTCAAATAAAGATGCAGCTAAAGCAGTATCTAAAACAAATAGCAGAAGTGAGCCTGCTAGTGAAGAGGCTGGAGTTATAAAAGAATCAGTTGTGCAAAAGATGTCTGCACAGCAATACGAGAAAAATGCAGATAAAATTATGGAAGCTATACGATCAGGTAAGTTTGTATATGATATATCTGGCAATGCTCGTTAAAAAGGTATTGACATATTTATACAATTATGTATAACTATATGTACAATGTAGTTGCGTAGCCTCTGTAAAGATTACCTACGCAACTTAATAATAGCAAACAGCAATAATAATATAGACTACCTAAAGTCTTTTGGCCCATTGATGTAGAAGTCGGCCAACTTTTACTAAAATGCACCCTATAAGATTTAGCCACTACATGAATACTTGTTTCGTTTGCATCTGTAGAAAATCCAAAGGAGAATTAAAATGGCATTTTCAACTGCGGCTGGGTATGGTAACTTACCTAACGGTAACTTCTCACCAGTCATATACAGCAAACAGGTGCAACTTGCGTTCCGCAAAGCATCAGTTGTAGGAGCTGTAACGAACTCCGACTATTTCGGAGAAATCGCTAACATGGGGGATTCGGTTAAAATTATCAAAGAACCAGAAATCACCGTGAAAGAGTACGCACGAGGTACAACTATTACACCTCAAGATCTTGATGACGAAGATTTTTCATTGACCATTGACAAAGCAAATTACTTTGCATTTAAAGTTGATGACATTGAGGAAGCACATTCACACGTCAACTTTCAAGATCTTGCAAGTGATCGTGCTGCTTACCGTTTGGCTGACCAATTTGACCAAGACGTTCTTGGTTACTTGTCAGGTTACAAACAATCAGCATTGCATGGCACAGCAAATGCAGTTAACACAACCGTAAATGGTTCAGTTGCTGTATCTACTGCTGCTACTAACGAGTTATTAGCATCTATGCAAGTAGACGCTGCTGACTTTAATGGTGGTACAGGAGGCAACTCAATCGTTGCTGTTCCTCGTGCAGGTGGAGATAGCTTAAACACAACTACTGCTAAAGCATCACCATTGTCAATCATCGCTCGTATGTCAAGAAAACGTGACCAACAAAACGTTGACACAACTGGTAGATGGCTTGTAGTAGACCCAGTGTTTGCAGAGCTTCTTCAAGACGAAGACTCACGTCTTCTTAATTCTGACTTCGGTGGATCTGGCTTACAAAACGGATTAATCTTGAACAACGTTCACGGATTTAAAGTTTACATGTCAAACAATCTACCTGCAGTTGGTAACGGTGCAACTGGTGCAACATCAACAGGAAGCACACATTTTGGTGTAATCGTTGGTGGTCACTCATCAGCAGTTGCAACAGCAGACTCAATCAATAAAACAGAAACCTACAGAGATCCTGATAGCTTTGCTGATATTGTTAGAGGTATGCATATGTACGGCAGAAAAATATTGCGCCCAGAGGCTTTAACTCGTGCAATATATGTTTCTGGTATATAAGGGGGGATTAGATAATGGCTACAATTACAGCAACACTTGCTAATACTCACGGTTCTTCTTCAAGAGGAAGACAACCTTATTACGTTCAACAAATCGTTGACCTAACAGCTAACAGCATTAATCCTAATGGTGATGTAGTACAGTGTCTTACTATACCTGCAAACACCAAAATTATTACTGCAGGCTTTCAGGTAACTTCAAGTGCTACACAAAATACTGGTACTGACGCAACAGCTGCTCTTGGCACTGGTGCAGATGACAACGAGTATGTAACTGCATTTGACATTGACGGTGCATCTGACGGAGCATACGCTCCTAGTGTAACTGTTTCTGCTGACCTAGTTATTACGTCAGCCGATACTTTAGACTTAACACTTGCAGGTGGAGGAGCTTCCTTTACAGCAGGTGAAATCAGAGTATTTGCTGTTTTACAAGACGTTAGTGACATCGGTGAGATGGAAGCAGACGAAGTTGATCGTGATCAACTAGCATAATAATATTTAGTGAGGCAGGGCAACTTGCCTCACTTTTTATCATAGGAATTACAATGGCTGAAACATACCTTACGTTAACAAATAAAGTTATAGCTAGATTAAATGAAGTTGAGTTAACATCAGCTAATTTTACATCAGCTAGAGGAATACAAGTACAGTGTCAAAACGCTGTCAACGAAGCTATTCGTTATATTAATCAAAGAGAATACAATTATCCTTTTAACCACGCTACAGCAACTCAAACGTTAACAGCAGGTACGGTAAAATACAGCGTTCCTACTTCTACAAAAGTAGTAGACTATAATACATTTAGATTAGTAAAAGATTCAGACTTAGGTAATGGATCTATAAGTCTAAGTCCACTAAATTATAATGAGTATTTAAATAGCTACGTAGAACAGGAAGACGAAATACAAACTACAACACTAAGTCAATCTCACACTGACTCAGTTACTACGCTAACTGTAGCAAGCACTACAGGATTTGATAGTTCAGGAACTGTGTATGTAGGCAATGAAGTTATGACTTATACAGAAGTGGGATCGTCTACAACTCTTACTGGAGTTACTCGTGGTACAGGTGGGTCAACTGCTGCTGCACATGCAAGCGGTGTACAAGTTGCTCAGTTTGATAACGGAGGAATACCTAAGTATGTTGTAAGAACACTTGACAATAATTATATACTATATCCTTTTCCAACAAAATCTTATTCACTAAAATTTGATTACTTTACTTTTCCATCAGATTTATCTGCACACGGAGATACAACAACTATACCTGATAGATTTGCTGCTGTTATAATAGATGGTGCTACAGCTTTTGTGTATCAGTATCGTGGTGAAATGCAACAATATGGTGTAAGTTTTGCTAGATTTGAAGACGGTATTAAACACATGCAAACATTATTAGTTAATAGGTACGACTATTTACGATCAACTTATATACCACAGGCTACAAATTATATAGGATCACGAACATCAACTAGGACTATTTAATGCCTGAAACTTCACAAATAAATCCAGTAGCTTTTAACTGCGAAGGAGGTTTAGTATTAAATAAATCTACTTTTTTAATGCAACCAGGAGAAGCGTTAGAGTTACAAAACTTTGAACCTGATATTGGTGGTGGATATAGAAGAATAAACGGTTTTAAAAAATACATTAACCATATAGTTCCTCAAACGTCTGCTTCTTCTGAATCTATATTAATGAGTACTGTATTTGCTGATAAAGTAATAGCAGCTAGAGGTGAAAAAATATGGAGTGCTGCATCAACTACTATGACGATTGCTATAACTGCAGATACTTCTATGTCAGGCTCTGGAACAATTAATGTTTTTAGTACTTCTGGATTTACTTCAAGTGGTACGTTACAGATAAACAGTGAAATATTTACATATACAGGTATAACTTCTTCTACCTTTACGGGTGTAACTCGTGCTACATCATCTACTACAGCAGCAGCTCATGCAGTAAAAGACATAGTTTCAGAAAGTTGGACTGTAAGAGATACAGGAAGAACAAACGCAGCAAAGTATTCTTTTGAAAAGTTTAACTTTGATGGTAACGATAAAATAATTGTAGTTGATCAAACTAATGCACCTACAGTTTTTAATACGTCTTTTTCGGCTACAGATGTAAGTGAAAGTAGTGTTGCAGGTGCAAAACACGTAACTGCATTTAAAGGACATATGTTTTATTCAGGTATGTCTAGTACCCCCGAAGAATTAGTATTTAGCTCACCCTTTAATGAAGATGACTTTCAGAGTGGTCAGGGTGCAGGTAGTATTAAAGTAGATGACACTATTGTAGGGATGAAAACATTCCGTGAAGATTTATTTATATTTTGTGAAAATAGAATATTTAAACTATCAGGTACGTCTTCTTCAAATTTTGCAATGTCTCCTGTTACTCGTAACATTGGTTGTATTAATGGAAATACTATACAAGAACTTGCAGGTGATTTAATTTTTCTTGGCCCAGATGGTTTAAGAACTGTTGCAGGTACAGCTAAAATTGGTGACGTTGAGCTTGGTACAATAAGCAAAAATGTACAGCCTTTATTTGATGAACAAATAGATGATGCTGCAGTCTTTGAAAGTGTTGTTATACCAGAAAAAACACAATACAGATTATTTTTTGCTAAAGAGGGTCAGGCACCATCATTAACTAAAGGCGTTATATGTGTACGAAAAAGTGAAGGTTATGAGTTTTCTGAAATTAGAGGCTTAAAACCTTCTAGTACAGATACAACAATAGACACAGGTGATGTACTAGTATTACACGGAGACTATACTGGATATGTAAATAGACAAGAAGTAGGTAATGACTTTGATGGTACTGTTATATTTGGTAAATATAGAAGTCCTGACTTAGGTTTTAACGACTTAGGTATCAGAAAACACATGCAAAGAGTTATAATTAACTACAAACCTGAATCTGCTATTGACGCAGATTTATTTTTAAGGTATGATCAAGAATCAGCAGAGTCTGCTAGACCTGCTGCATATCCTTTAGATTCTACAAAAGTAGCTGCTCAATACGGAGTTGCTACATATGGATCAACAAGTACCTATGGTGGTACAACACAACCTTCTGTAAGACAATCAGTAGAAGGGTCAGGGTTTACAATAGCTTTAAGAGTAAATGATGGGGGTTTAACTGCTCCTTATTCTCTTAAAGGATTTCAATTAGAATATCAAATAGGAGCTAGAAGATAAATGGGTGCTACATATACAAGACAGTCCTCTTATACTGACGGAGATGTAATTACAGCAGCAGATAGTAACAACGAATTTGATCAGTTGTTAGCTGCATTTGCTGCATCTACAGGACACACACACGATGGTACAACTGCTGAAGGTGGCCCAATAACTAAACTGTTAGGTACTTCTATTACTATTGGTGATGCTACAGCAGGTACAGATATAACAGTAACATTTGATGGTGAGTCAAATGATGGTGTATTTAAATGGATGGAAGACGAAGACTACTTTGAGTTTTCTGATGACATACTTGTAGCTAGTACAGAAAAAATACAGTTTCGTGATACAGCAATATATATTAACTCTTCAGCAGATGGACAGTTAGATCTTGTAGCTGACACAGAAATACAGATAGCAGCTACTACAGTAGATATAAATGGTGCAGTAGATGTTTCTGGTAATTTGTCTGTAGGTGGTAACTTAGATGTTACTGGTACATTTGATCTTAGTGATTCTAACTTTACAAATGCAGGTAATATACAACTTGATAGTATATCAGGTGATTCAGACACAAACACTAGTATTACATTTAGTGGTTCAGATGTTATTACAATAGCTAACGCAGGTACAAACCAAGTTACATTTAATGATGGTTCTATTGCTCCTGTAACTGACTCAGATGTAGACTTAGGTACAACTAGCTTACGTTTTAAAGATGTTTACATAGATAGTGCTACAGTTACAGGTCAAGTTGCAGCAGCTTCATTAGACATTTCTGGCGATATTGATGTAGACGGCACTACAAACTTAGATGTAGTAGATATTGATGGTGCTGTAGATATGGCTAGTACATTAACAGTAGCTGGAGTTTTAACTGGTGCATCTTTAGATATTTCTGGAGATATAGACATTGATGGAACTACAAACTTAGATGTAGTAGACATTGATGGTGCTGTAGATATGGCTACAACTTTAGCAGTTGCTGGGAATGTAGACTTTAATGGTGACTTAGATGTAGATGGCACTACTAACTTAGATAATACAGATATAGATGGTACACTTGTCGTTGATGGATCTAACATATCATTAGACAGTACATCTACATTAAATATTG